CCTGATGTAAAAATGGTCAACCGTATCGAAAGTGACATTGCTTATATATCAAGGCTGCAAGCCCTCGGATTGTGGATTGCAGAAGATGATGCCGTTTTTAAGACAGCAAGCCTAGAGCCTGGGATTATTATACCTGGGGCATTAAAAGATGGGCGGCCGTCAATTATGCAAATTCCACAAAATTCAGGCAGTTTACGCATTGGATATGAGGTAGCTGAGCAAAGAAGAAATATTATTAGGGATTTTTTCCACACAAACCTCTTAAACATGCCCGAAAATCCTAACATGACTGCAACCGAAGCTATGATTAGGGAGCGTGAACAACAACGCTTGATGGCGCCACACTTGGCGCGGTTGCATTTTGAATTTCTTGATCCTTTGATTAAACGAGTTTTCAATATTTGTTTAAAGAATGGTGCGTTTCCAGACCAACCAAAAGTTTTATGGAATTCGGATTTTAAAGTTAATTATGTAGCACCAATGGCGCGTGCCCAGAAAATGAATGATGGCATATCATTTATGAATTATATGCAGGCTATTGGGCAGCTTGCACAAATAAAACCAGAAGTTGTTGATGTTATTAATGCTGATGGCAGTGCTAATTTGTTAGCAGAATCATTTGGAATTCCTAAAACAACAACATTATCTCCTGAAGAGATTGAAAATGTCCGACAACAGCGTGCCGAACAGATGCAGGCAGAACAGGCTGTCGCTGCAGCTGAGCCAGTCTCTAGGGCTTTTAAAAATGCGGCAGAAGCGCAAAAAATAAACGATGGTGAAACTAATGCTGCCTAACGCAAGACACGCGCCACTTTATAGGCTTTTTAATTTTAGCAAAAATAGGCAAAAAGCTGTTGAAATTGCATCTTCTTATAAATCAATATTTGATGGTGATTATGGTAAAAATGTTTTAGCAGATTTAGCGGAATATTGTCATATTTGGAAAGTTGATAATACCGAATTATCAAACGCATATAAAACAGCCTACAATGAAGGTATGCGCAGTGTTTTTTTATACATATCAGCAATGTTGAATTTAAATAATAATGATTTTAACAAGTTTTTTGAAGAGTGCGCCAAACGGTTACAGGCGCGTGATGATGTTTAACTAAGGAAAATTAAAATGGATCAAAATAATCAGGTGCAAGACTCTAGCGTTACACAAGGACATGGGGGGAGAGTTTTAGACATTGAGAAAAATACTAATCAAGATGTATTGTCTTCTGAATGGCTAAAATCTCTTGATAGTGATGCACAATTATTGATTAAAAACAAAGGTTGGAAGTCACCTAATGATCTAGCAAAAGGGTATATGAATATTGAAAAAGTGGCTAGTTCAAAAAACATTGTTCAACCAAAAGATGATGCACCGGAAGCGGAATGGAACGCTTATTATGAGAAACTGGGCAGGCCAAAAAAATCAGATGAATATAAATTTACCAAGCCGGAAAACGCTGAGTATTATGATGAAGGCTTAGCCACTCAATTTCGCAACGTTGCCCATAAATTGGGTTTAACTTCGAAGCAAGCGGCCGCACTTCATGATGAATTGGCTGTTTATATGAATAATACGGTAGCTGAGCAAATAAAGGCTACAGAAGCAAATACTGCCGAGATTGAAGCTAATCTTAGGCAAAAATATGGTGCTAGTTATACGGAGAAGATTAAACAGGCAGCTGTAACCGCCAAAAATATATTTGGCGATGATCAAGAAATTATCCATGCACTACATAATAGGATGGGTGTTAAATTTTACGATATGTTGATAAATTACGCTAATGGAAATTCTGATCCAAAAATAAAAATGGGCAGTTCTTCTAACGGATATAATCTAAGCCCTGCCGAAGCAAAATCCCAAATATCTAAACTAATGGGTGATCCTATATTTGTTAAAAAATGGATTGACAAAATGCACCCAGAACATGATCAGGCTGTTGCCGACTACAATCGTTATGTAGACATGTCTAACATGTCTCAATAAAGATGCGTTAGGAAAACTTAATTGTCCTAACAAAACTGTAAACAGTCGGTGCGTGTACGTCAACACGAAGTTAGAGGCCGTTATTATTTGGCGACAACCTTTATAAGGCCGCTTATTATAATAGCGATAACCCTTACGAAAAAAGAAAAACAATTATTATAAACTTTTCGTAGGAGATTTTTTATGTCTAATCAAATTACAACGCAGATGGTGAGCAGATTTAAAAGCACCCTGCAACATCTTGTACAACAAAAAGGTTCAGTTTTAAGAGGTTACGTTCGTCAGGAATTATTAGGTGATGCTGAAGACTGTTATTTTGACCAGATTGGGGCAACCGAGGCACAGGAAAAAACCGCCCGCCACGGTGACAGTCCACTAATCCACACGCCACACTCAAGACGCAAAGTTGAAAAGCGCGACTTTGAATGGGGTGATATGGTGGATGCGCTTGACCTTGATAAAGTTTTAACTGATCCATCTTCTGCTTATCTTCAGTCAGCCATGTGGTCGCTTGGCCGCAAGATGGACGACGTGATTATCGAGGCAGCACTTGGGTCTGCTAAAACAGGAAAGAACGGCAATACAAGCGTTGTTTTACCTGCCGGCCAAAAAATTGCGGTTGGTGCTTCTGGTTTAACGCTGGCAAAACTTTTGCAAACCAAGGAAATACTTGACGCAAACGAAGTTGACCCTGATGAGCCGCGTTACATCGCGGTAACAGCGCGGCAAGTTACCAATTTGCTAAATACAACCGAAGTTAAAAATGCCGATTACAATTCGATTAAGGCTTTAGTACAAGGACAAATTAACAGTTTTTTAGGTTTTAATTTTGTCAGAATACAGCGTCTTACAAAAGACGTGCTTGGCGACCGGCAAGTTATTGCCTGGGCAAAAGAAGGGTTATTGTTGGCTGTTGGTCAGGACATAAAAGGCCAAATTGCACAGCGTCCCGATAAAAGCTTTGCCACTTATGCCTATGCTTCTCTATCTTGTGGCGCAACCCGGATTGAAGAGAAAAAAGTTGTTGAAATTGCCTGTATGGAGTAAAAAAAATGGCTACACATTACGGTACGCAAATGACTAAATTGGTTGTCACAAGAACGCCAGCTGAGGTTGGGGATGTTGGCGGACGGGTGCGTAGTTTTATTGAGACTGTCGCGCTTAATGGACAGGCAATAAATGATATTATTTATGTCGCTAGGATTCCTGCAAACGCCAGAATAATAGGTATATATTTAAATACTTCTGCAACTCTTGGTTTATCTGAGGTTGCGGTTGGTATTCCTGGAACTGCGTCAAAATATCGTGCTGCGGCAACACTCACAACAACTGATGAATGGGTTCCTTGTGAATTGAATGCGGCAGTAGGAGTGGCATTAGCAGAAAAAGAAGATATTATTCTTACTGTCTTAGTTAATGCCCTTCCTGGTGCAGGAACGCTTAAAGTCCTTGTAAAATATACAATTGACTAGATAAAAAGGGAGGGGGTTTAACAGCCCCCTCTTATAATTATGTCAGACCCAGTTTTTATATGCAATGTTGCGCTTGGTATGATTGGGCAAAACCCAATCAAAAGCCTTTCTGATGACACCCACGAAGCACGAACTTGTAATATCTACTATCAACACACTGTTGATAAAGTTTTGCAATCAAACGATTGGAATTCGGCAGTTTGTCAAGCAAAGCTTCCAGCTGATGTTTCTGTTCCAATATGGGAATATGATTACCAATATGTTGTGCCATCAGGAACATCACCAGAACATCCACTTTGCTTAAGAATAATTAAAGTTGATGGTGGTGACGATTGGGAAAGAAGAGGAAATAAAATTTTAACAAATTATCCGCCTCCCCTTAACATAACATATATTGGGCGCGTTAAAGAAAATATGTTTGATCCGATGTTAACTGAGACAATAGCCAAAACGTTAGCGGCAGATATGTCTGTTAGGTTCACAGATAGCGCTGCAAAAACACAATTCCTAAAAAGCTTAAGTATCAATGAAGAAAACAAGGCAAAACGTATTGACGCAAGAGAAAGTAAACCAAGCAATATTGTATCAGATAGTTGGATAAAGGCAAGATTCTAATGACTATTATTAATCCGTTAATGGCATCTTTTAATGGTGGGGAATGGTCAGGTGAGATATGGGGGCGTTCAGATATTCAAAAATATCCAAACGCTGCAAAAAGACAGAAAAATTTTATATCATTGCCTTCTGGAATGTTAAAATCTAGGCCAGGAACGCGCTTTGTTTCCAGTACAAAAGATAATTTAATAGCTAGAATAATCCCGTTTGAATTCTCAAGACTACAGGCATACATTCTTGAGTTTACAAATTTTAAAATGAGGGTCTTCAAGGATAATGGGATTGTAGAAATAATACCAGGAACACCTTATGAAGCAACATCTCCTTACTCAGAAATTCAAATTGCTAACATTAAATATGCACAGTCAAACGACGTTTTATATATTGTTCACCCGTCTTTAAGACCAAAAAAACTTACAAGAACTGGTCATGCTAGTTGGACATTCTCAGATATACAATTTATTGACGGACCTTATTTAGATATAAATTCAAGCCCAACAACTTTGACACCAAGCGCTATAACAGGTGCGATAACTATAACAGCATCATCAAATTTGTTTGTTTCTACTGACGTTGGTAGATTGGTGCGTATAAAAAACGGTGCTACATGGGGATGGGCAGAAATAACAGCTTACATTAGTGCCACACAGGTTAGTGCTAGTGTTAAAAGTGACTTTGCTGCGGTAACAGCTACTAAAGAATGGCGTTTAGGGGCATGGTCAGACACAACTGGATGGCCTTCTGTCGTTGTCTTTTATGAACGCCGTATTTTTTACGCAAACAGCAAACAAAGGCCGCAAACTATTTGGGGAAGTACTACTGATGATTTTGAAAACTTTGCCCCATCAAAAACGGACGGGGTTGTTGTTGCTTCAAACGCCCTTACCTATACAATAGATGACAATCAGGTTCACAACATCCAATGGTTGGTTTCTTCTGAAAGATTAATGATTGGAACTTCAAGCGCAGAATTTATTGCACAAGCCTCGACATTAAATGAGGGATTAACCCCAAATAATATAACAATACGCAGCAAAAGCCGCATTGGATCGGCGGATGTTATGCCAGTTTTAATTGACCAATCAATTATTTATGTGCAAACAGCAGCGCGTTCTATGTATGAACTGATATTTGAAAATTTTGATTCACCAACAAATAGTGTTGAAATGAGTATTTTTTCTAATCACCTTTTAACTAGTGGTGTTCGTGAGATTACATATCAGAAAAGACCTTGGTCATTGCTTTGGGGTTGCTGTCATGATGGGCGTTTGTTCGCAGCAACCTTTGTAAAAGACCAGCAAGTTCTTGCTTTCCATGATCATCCGATTGGTGGAAAAAATGTTAAGGTTATATCAGTCGCCTGCATTCCCAATGAAACGGGCAATCAGTTGTGGCTAGTTGTCGAGCGTTTTATAAATGGTAATGTTGTTAGATATGTTGAGTACATGACTGATGACTATTTACCAAAAGATAAGAATGACAAGAGCGGCTTTGTTTTTATGGATAGCTCGCTTGAGTATAATGGCGCACCTGTTTCATTAATTTATGGGTTGGGTCATTTAAAAGGTGAATCAGTGCAGATATTAGCTGATGGGGCTGCCCATACAGATAAGATTGTTGCAATAGATGGATCACTGCAGTTAGATAGAAAAGCATCAAAAATACAAATAGGCTTAAAGACAGAAGGCATTTTTGAAACTCTTGATATAGAGCCATTGGGTCAACTTGGATCAACTTTAGTTCAGAAAAAACGAATAAATAAGTTAGCTATCGTTTTATTTAATTCACTTGGCGGCAAAATTAACAATGAAGACATTAATTATAATGTTATGTATCGCAGTCCATCGATGCCTATGGATTACAGCCCACCACTTTTTACAGGCAAAATATTAATTTCAATGCCTGTTGGTTATAGTGATTTACAAAGTGTAACTATTAAACGGGATCAGCCATTACCATTAAATATTTTGGCTATTTCACCTAGTATAAATATAACTGAGGAAGTTTAAAAATGAGTTTCGGATTAGTTGGCGCAGGATTGGGTTTAGTTTCTTCTGTTGTTGGTGGTTTAGCTAAAAGAAAAGCTGCTAAATATAATCAGAAGGTTGCCAATAACAATGCACAAGCTATTGATCAGCAAGGAGCTTATGAACAGGGGTTACAACGCGAGCGCAACGCAAAGATGCTTGGGGCGCAAGAAGTGGCAATAGCAAAAAGTGGTGCAAGTCTGAGCGGATCGCTTCTTGACAGCCTCATAAATTCAGCTGGTGATGGTGAGATGGACGTTAAGGCAATTGGATATGACACTAAACTACGTTCTAATGCAGAACGGCAGGCAGCACAACAGTTTAAGGCACAAGCAAGATCATCATTATTTACTAGCGTTGTTGATGGTACAACTAATCTTTTGTCAAACATTAAAAGCCCGTGGGCTCCCAGCGCACCAAGCTATGCTGGGTTAAAAAATCCTTGGGCGGTAAGCAAAAGTCAAGCGCCTTGGCTAGCCACATCATGGCCGTCATCTAAAATTAAGTATAAAGGTTAAAAATGACCGTTATCGAAAATATACAGCGGCAGCGTAGTATTAGCGCAGGGCAAACAGCCCCTTATGCTAGTGCTGAGTCTTTTGGCGCAGGGTATGCAGATAGCCTTAATCGTATAGGCAATTCTTTACTTGAGAAGCAAAAACAACGTGATGAACTTGCTGATTTAGAGGCAGAAGCGGAAACAAAAAGGGCATTATCGGATAGTAGAATTGAGCTGATGAAAAGGCAGCAGGAACTTCAATTAAATCACACTGGAGACGCAAAAGGGTTTGCAGATAGATTTAATAATGAAGCAAGAAAATTTCTTGAGGCAGGTCGGTCTTCTTTAAGCAATGCTAAATCTGCTTATATGTTTAATGATGCAATTGATGGCATGCTAACATCATTTTACACTGATAATTTAGACTTTGAGAATAGGGAATTGCGCAGTCAGACTATTGCCAGAACAAATATGTCAATTGATAATGAGGTAGAAACGGTGCGGCGCGGCGGTGATGCCGTATCCGCTGCTATACGTATTAAAGATCATGTTAATATACTAGATAAAGCTGGCGGTAGCGGTGGTGACATTATTCGCTTGGAAAATGA